CCTTACAGGAAGCTTGCGTCCGTTTTTATCACGTATAAAATTATCAATAGGCAAGTATATTGCCGTATACCATTCGTCTTTACCGAGGTCTAAGAATCTACCTATAACATTACTATCTAAGTATTTATGGAAGGTTATCTTAGGTACGTTGAGAGTGTCGTTCTCAATTAAGTTCTTTATTACAGTGTATCTATACTTCGGATTGATATAATGTAGGTTTGTACCAAAGAAATCATTGGAAGATGACCTCTTAGTAACATACACTAATGGGAACTGATCGTAGTATGGTAGGTACTTTTTGGTTGCTTTATACTCGAAGAGATATAGGTGACCTTCCCTTACATTATTACGAACTCGGTTAGTATCTTGGAAATTATCTTCTGTTAAGCTTTCTTGCTTATCTTCTCTTATCAACTTTTCAACGTCAGTATAGTTCTTAGCAATAAGACGAACTTGCTTCCTGTACCATGCGGAAGTTTGTTCCTTACTACTTGCTTTTTCTTTGACTTGTTCAAATATTGTTTGTTTAGACATGTAGTTGATCTTCCGTTAGGATTTTGAATTTCATACTTCTATCATCACACCAATCTTCCGCAGCATTCCACTTTGCTTTATTCTTCATAAAGACTAGAACAGATTTCTTCCAAGCAGTAGTTTTTCGCTTAGGATTTCTTTCTGGACCTTTAACTTGCTTCTTTGGTTTTATCTCTATTATGTATTTCTGTTTCTTAGCAGTTTTGATGTAGAAGTCTGGGTAATACCTATGAAGTTTACCATCAGTGGGACAACGGTAGGGAATAATTACTTCCTCACTACCCCACTCAAGAATTGAATCCGTAGAATCACAGAAGTACATAAATTTTTTCTCCCAATTTGATCTGTATATGATCTTTGTTGGGTTCCCTTTATACTTCTTAGGATTCTTAGGTTTATACTTACCCGAATAAGCCATCCTAAATAAAATGTATACACTTAAATATTTAGAGTGGCTAGAACCAGAATACCAGATTTTGTTAAAACAATCGCAGATAAAGGCGGTATGGCGATGTCCAATGGATTCGCTGTGCAATTTGATATGGGTAATAATTTAAAGAAGTATATTGAAAGTGGTGGGGTTAGTCCTGATCTATATGAAGGGTTTTGTGATGAAGCTCAATTACCACCTTCACAAGCAGCTACTGGACAGTTGCAAGGGAGACTTTTAGGAGAAGGATCTATATCTTATGCTCATACTAAGCTTTATACTGACGTTCAATTAGGTTGGATGTGTGATGCTAATATGGAACCATTCAAGTTTGCTAATGCTTGGTGGCAGTATATATTTGCAGAATATGAACCTGGTAAAGAAGATTCTATTGATAAGGATGGGAAGTATGAACCGTTCGTTAGAGAGAATGGATTTTCTTCGATGATGCAGGTTGATGGTAAGAATAAGCATAGAACCACTAGACTTAGATATCCAGATGATTATACTGCTACTATTAGGATAGTAAAGGTGGAAAGGGGCATGAGCTCAGCAACTGAAAGGGTTGCTGCTGTACATGTACTCCATGATGCTTATCCATATACAGTTGAGTCTATACCACTATCATTTGGTGCTTCTCAGATAACTAAAGCTACAGCGACATTCCATTACACTAAGCATCATGTGGTGTATAATGATATTAGTAGTTGGAATTGGTTTTCGGGATCCAAACCTTCTAATAACGAGGAGGTAAGATTCTATGATGATAACGGCAATTACATAGGAGATCAATAGAATACTATATTGTTATGATTATTGAAAAATTTATCAGGAATCCTGAAGTCGTAAATGATATCATGGATAACTGTTTCTTTGGGACTTCAAAGCATCAAATAAAGTCTCATTCATCCCCACGTATTAACTGGCTTTGGGATCCTGCTACTACCTCTGATAGGTTTCCTCAATTCTCTCATGTTCTGTTGAATAGAGAGTCTAGAAGAAATAATTCAGATTTCTATCCATTTTTCAAGACAATTATCAAGAACTTCATGCGTGATAATGGATTGGAATACAAGCGTATAACTAGATCAAACTTAAACTGTACATATCATTTTCCGAACTATCATTGTGGTGACCCTCATGTAGATCATAATGAAAACCATTATACTGCTATCTTATATCTTAATGATACCGTTGGTAGTACGTATATTTTTGATAAACAGGTTAATTATGATGATTTTTGTGGTATAATACCATATGAGACTATTGATTGGGAGAATGATCCTATTCCAGTAAAGCATGAAGTTAAACCTGAGAAAGGTAAGATGGTGCTATTTGATGGATCTCATTATCACGCACTCTGTCCAACATCACCAGGAGATCTTAGGGTGATCTGTGTTTATAATATGACGTACTAAATAAAAGAAAACTACATTATGGCTTTACCAAAGGTTGTTGCTCCTACCTATGAGCTCGAATTACCGTCAAACGGAAAAAAAATTAAATACCGTCCATTTCTTGTTAAAGAAGAGAAAGTCCTTCTTATTGCGATGGACTCAGAAGATGAGAAACAGATAACACAAGCAACTGTAGATGTAATTAAGTCTTGTGTTACATCTCGTATAAAAATTGAAGATTTACCTAGTTTTGATCTGGAATATATATTCCTTAAGATTCGTGCTGCTTCTGTAGGGGAAGAGATCACGGTTAATGTGGTGTGTATGGATGATAATAAGACTAAAGTACAACATACCATCAACATTAATGACGTTAAGGTTTTTAAACCAAAGGGTCATACTGATAAGGTCATGATCAGTAAGGATGTAGGTGTTATTATGAGATATCCTAAGTTAGATCATTTCATTGAGTTTGGGATTAGGGGTGAGACTGATATGGATGGTTTAGACATTATTGTTGGATGTGTAGATCAAATATTTGAGGGTGAGGAAGTTACTGAGGCTAAGGATTGTTCAAAGAAGGAACTTAAGGATTTTATTGAGAGTCTTACTCAAAGACAGTTCAATAAGGTGGCTAAGTTCTTTGAAACAATGCCTAAGCTTCAACATAAGTTTGATGTTGTTAATCCAAATACTAAGAAGTCGTCTACATATACCATAGAGGGGCTGCAGAGTTTTTTCGCATAGCACTCTTTCATACTAATCTGGAGGAGTATTATCAAACTAATTTTGCTCTAATGCAGCACCATAAATATAGTTTGACAGAACTAGATAATATGATGCCTTGGGAGAGAGTAGTATATCTTGCACTCCTTACCCAATATCTTGAGGAACTTAAACAAAAACAGCAAGCACAACGATAATGGCTTCAGGAACCCAAGGATATTCAAAAACTACAACAGATAAGAGTCTTGCTGATAGTCTTATCTCGGAGTATAAGAAGCTGCGGAAAAGAGCTAAGGCTGGTGGTAGTGAGAATCCTATTGATCCTGCGAATCTTAAGTTTGTTCAGGATTCTGTTCAGGCTGTAGATGATTTTATAATAACTGGGATTAATGGTATAAACTCCATGTTTTCCACTAATGCTACTGCATCAGATGATTTTGATCCAGTTAGTTATGATGATGGTAGTGCAATTGATGTTGAAATAGTTAATGAGAATAAAAAGCAGACTGCTTTATTAGAGCAACAGAATACTTTACTTGGAGCGTTTATAGATCTTAAGACAGATGTTGTAGCGGATTCTAAGAGACTAAGACAAGAACAGAGGATGGAAGATGAGGAATTCCTCTCTGGTACTCAAGGATTTAGGAAGAGGAAAGGAGAGAAAGGAGGCGGCGGTGGCGGCGGCGGTGGCCTCTTTGGTGCTATAGATGCAATTACTGATACTGTCCAATTAGTCCAGATGTTCCGCAAGGGCAGGTGGTTGTCGAAACTAACCAATTTAGGGAAGGGATTCAATTTTAAGAATCCATTTAGTAAAGCAAGTAAAGCTACTAATCTTAATAAAACTCAGAATCTTTTACCAAGTAGTTCTAGCATACCATTTAAAGAATCTGGTACTTTCACTAATCTCGGCGTTAATGCTGATATGGGTAAGGTTATTAATGTTGGATCAGAAGCTGTACCAGATGTTGCTAAAGCAACTAATAAGATAGTTAAGACTGCAGATCTTTCAACCAATCTTAATAAAATTGTAAATAATGGTTCTAGTACTTCTAAAATAGTTAATAACTCTAGTGCTTTGACCAAAGTTGGTGGTGATGCTAGTAAGCTTACTAAGATAACAGAAGGATCAAAAGGATTGAAGTTACTGAATAATACTCCTGTAAAATATGCAATACCTGGTCTTAGTCTTTTTAGTGGTGTCTCTAACATGGCACAAGGTAACTTTGCTGAAGGTGGTTTAGATCTTGCTGATGCTGGTGTAGATACTGCTATAGCAACTGGTGCTATGTCATCAACTACTGGTGCTGGTGCAGTATTAGGTCCAGCGATAGCAGTTACTGGTGCTGGACTAGTGTCTGGTTGGCTTGGTGAATTAACTCGTAGTACTGATGACTGGATACGTGGTGATGGTACTAATACTGCTAAGAATATTGCTGGTGATGTAACTGCTGGTCTTTCGGGTGCATTAGAGACTGTTGGAGCTCCATTTACTGCGTTATTCTCTGGTGTTGACTCTCTTATTAAGACTGGTGGTTTTGAAGAATCAAATAAGAAAATGGCTGAGGTTGATACTAATCTACGTGAGGGATTTAGAAAATTCTTAAATGTTTGGGATCCTATGGATGTTATTAGTGATGAGGTTGGTGGATTTGGAACACTTAGATTATATGGTGAGGAGAATCAAGAGAATGCTAAAGAACAATTATTGAAGGACAAAGGAATAATTACTGATGATAGCACAAATAATAATGACCAAGCCAATGCCTTTTCAGCAGAGAAAATTCTAGGTGATGGAGTAGAAGTAGCATCAACAGATCTGACTGGGGTTTTAGGTGATACTACTAATAACAATATCTCTAAAGTTAATGGACAGAACTTCTTCCAGACAAGCAATAGTACTACCACTGGAAACTTAAAAGGTTTAACTGAGGATGATTATAAGTGGTTAGCTTATGCTATTAGTGGTGAGGCTGCTCAAGGTACAGATGATGTCTATGGTGTTGCTGCATCTATACTTAATAGAAAAGCAAGAGGTGATGGGAGTATAGAAGAGATCATTAAAGCACCTGGACAATATGAAGCATTTGAGAAGGGAACTATGGTTGATAGTCCTGAGATTCAATCTCTTTTACAGAGTGAAGAAGGACAGGCAAAGCTTATGGAAGCACTTAGAGTCTTGAAAGGAAGAACTGATTTTAAAGGACAGTCTCAATTGGGTAATAGAGTTGCAACAGAAGATCCTATGTTTGATCCAACTGGTAATTTCTTCCATCATTCATGGCAAACTTCTGGTGATTCTGTAAAACCAGAAGGATGGAAACCAGCTAATTGGCAGCAATATATTCCAGGTGAGGGTATAGAAGGAGCACAGGGATTGAATGGTAAGTTAAGTCAAAAGGTTGCTGGTCTTAGTAGTGAGACATCAGGTAGTCCTACATTTGTATTCGTTCCATCTCCTAGTGGTTCTAATAATAATGCTGGATCTAAGGAGGGTTCTACTAATATGAACTTCGCACAGTTACCTACAGAGAATAGGAATCTTGATCCTTATAAATTTAATAGTCTTCAGAGGCTTAATGCATAATGGAGAATAATAACTCAGCATTTTCGTATAGACTTACGAAATTGGATCTAATTGATAATTCTAAGGAGGTTTGGAACTTAATACCTGGTGCTCAAGCTATAACATATTTTGAATCTATCAGTGATCCTTACGTAAGTGCTAATATTAGAATATTAGATTCTGGTGAAAGTGTAATCAATAAGATAGTTGGTGGTGAAGAAGTTCATATGAGTGTTGTTGGACCAGATGAGACAGAGTATCATTATATTCTGATGGTCTATATGGTTGGTGATAGATCTGTATCTAATAAAATACAGACATATAATATTGGATTGATATCAACAGAAGCTCTTACTAATGAAGCTAGAAAGGTTTCTAAGACAATGAAAGGTCGTCCCGATGTAATAGTAACAAAGATCTTAACAGGTGAAGATAGTGTTATTAAATCAGAGAAGGATGTCTTTACAACTCCTTGTGGGAATAATACGAAAATACATCCTAATGGTAAGTCACCATTCCAAGTGATTAGTTCTCTTTGTAATGGTTCTATTTCTGCTAGTAATTCTAATGTGGATAAAGCAAATAATATGGGTGTCTTGACACCTGGAGGTATAACTGAAAAATCTGATGGTAAAGAAATAGGAGGTAGTGCTGGATATGTGTTCTTTGAGAATCGTAAGGGATATCATTTCAAATCAATTGATTCTCTCTGTGATACTAAAGGAAAGTTTGGTGGTGGTGGAGAGGTAAGAACATTCGTTGATAGTGTAAATGATGGTGTTAATGAGGATTCTATTATAAATGTTAATTTTGAGAGTGAGATAAATTTAATTCATGCACTACGTTTAGGGACATATTCTTCACAGTTACAGACCTATGATATATCTTCTGGTAAGTTTGAGGTATATACGTATAAGTTAAGTAATGAGTGGGATAATCAATCTCACCTAGGTAGTCAGACTAAGTTAAATCCTATGCAAGAGAAGCTTTCTGATCAACCAACTAGGATTTTATCAACTATAGTTGACCATGAGAAATATTACACGGGTACAGAGACAGCAGATCCAGATGATCCTGATTATAAGAATGATAATAATTTCTGGGATTATAGTAAACACAATATAGTACAGAACATTTCTCGTAATTTTATGCTAAATACACAAGGATTACGAATTGATGTCCCAGGAAATATCGATTTGTGTGTGGGGGAAATTATCAACGTGATTCTACCTTCGTCAATATCAGAGGATCAAAAACTAGATGAACCGATAGATGAATCTAACAGTGGATTCTATCTCATTTATAGTTTATCCCGATTCTTTGATCAAAGGACACAGGAGGTAACTACTGTGTTAAAATTGAAAAGAGATTCCTTTGGAGCTCAACAATTAGACAAAAACGAAGTTCTAGTATCTTAGGATAAACAATTATGAAATCTATAGAAGACCATATTAAAAAAGACCAAGAGATCTTACAAGATCCTCAGACAAATCCTCAAATGCGTAGGCATGTTGAAAGTGAATTGCATGATCTAGAAGATTATGTTTCTCACCATGCAGCAGAGATCAAAGCAGGAGATCATCATGACCCCAATACCATAGAACTATGGTGTGATCAACATCCTGATGAGCCTGAGTGCTTAGTTTATGATGATTAAGGTATAACCTATGGATCCTTTTCAATCTTCAATGCCTCTCCATAGAATTGGAGAGGATGGTGCTAGTTGGTGGATAGGCCAAGTAGAGCAGATTGATACCATTAAAGCGTCTAATCGTTTTAAGGTGAGGATCCTTGGCGTTCATACTCATTCATGTGATAGTGTAAAAACTGAAGATCTACCTTGGGCACATGCTACTCTACCTCTTACTACACCATACGGTGTTGGTGGTAGAAAGGGTGCTACGGTTAACTTAGAACCTTCTGATTGGGTATTTGGTGTTTGGACTGATATTGATAAGCAAAGACCTATAATATTAGCATCATTAGGTCAGACACCAAATGCTGCATCTACACCACCAGAAGAGTTTAAGCCTGAAGAAGGAACATGTTTAGCATTCACATCTAAGAGGCATCCAGATACTAATCCTTATACACATCTAGCAGTTAATTATGCTGAGAATAATAAGAACATAGCTTCTGGTCAAGTTGCTGGTGGAGATCCAGGAACATATGCTGCTTCTGATCTTATGCATCAGAAGGAGAACTCACCTGTAAATCCATATGGTTCTAATGTTACTGTTGCTATAGCACAGGCAGAGTGTGGTGGAGAGACTAAATCAGAGATTAAGTACATCATGGGTGAACTGTTTAGAATGGTTCAGGATAGTGGTGGTAATATAGGTGATTATTTAATTAATAAGGTTAATGGAGAGCTTGTTGGTTATAAAAACAAAGCACAAGGATATATTAATAAGATCCTTAGAGTTATTAAAGCTTCTCTAGCAAGGATCCGTGGTGAGATAATTGCTGCACTTAAAAAGGGTGTTGAAGCTCTTGTTAAGATGATAACAGCACCTTTCCAAGGTATCATGGAATCTGTGCAGATGTGGTTGCAAGGTATGCTTGCTAAGATTGGATGTTCTATCGAGGATATATTTGAAAGGTTGATCGACTTTGTTACTAAGTTGATCTTTAACTACTTGATGAAAGTATTCAGAGCAGCAACATGTCAGATTGATATCTTTGTTAATGCGATCCTTAACAAGATCATGTCTTTCGTTAATAGACTACTTAACAGTGTACTTGGACCTCTGCAGTCGATTCTTAAAATAGCAGGGAGTGCTCTGAATGTAGTTGGGAAGGCTTTGTTTAAGATCATGTCTATACTTGGTATCTCATGTGGTGGTCTTGATTCTAAGTGTGGTGATGAGGATACATATTCCACTAGAGCTAAGAAGAAAGACAAGAAGGATAACTTAGATGAACTTATTGAAAAACTAGAGGATGGACCACTTGATTATGGTCAGAGTGTTTGTGATGATGCTAGAACTTTTGCTCCACCTGATATAACTGGTGGTATCATATACGGTGGTACTCCTAAGATTACTCCTGGTGGTGGTAAGAATGAATTGATTTATGGTACTCCTACTAATCCTAATATAGGTGCAGGTACATTACCACCTGGTGATAGTGATCCTAGAACAAATGAAAGAAAGGTTGAGTATGAGATATTTGATGTTAATGTTATTGAAGGGCAGACAGCAGAGGTTACAGTAAGAAGAAGTGGTTATACAGTTGCTTCTAGTTCTATTGCTTATAAGTCAGCAGATGGTACTGCTATTGAAGGTGTTGATTATGAAAGAGTAGAGGGTGTTCTTGGATTTGGTCCTAATCAATTAGAAAGAGTCATTCGTATATCGACATATATGGATTCCGAAAACGATACACCAGAAGATTTTACTATATCGATAGATTATTCTACTGGTGTGGGTGAAGCAGAATTTATAAATCAGAAAGCTACAGTTACTATAGGTTTAGCACCAGTACCACCACCAGATGATCCTGATCCATATGTACCTGGTGTTATTGGACCAGGAAATAGACCTGAAGTGATTCCACCCATCGTTGGTGGTGAAACAGATCCAGATAATCCTACCATACCATATACAGAGCCACCTGATGTACTGATTGACGATGAAGTAAGTATTGCTATCACTTCTGATAAGCTTGAGTATAAGGAAGGAGAATTTATAACGTATACTGTATCATCTGCTGGTATTCCTAATGGAACTATATTGGGATGGACATTATTTGGTCCTAATATAACCAAAGAAGATATTGTTGGTGGTAATTTCTTTAGTACATTTGAGATTTATGATAACAAAGCTGTTATCATTGTTGGTATTGCAGAGGATAGTACTATTGAAGGTAGAGAGTTACTTACCATGAGTATTAATGGTACTGGTGCTGTAGCTCATGTTCATATATTAGCACAAGAAGAAGAATTTATACCACCTGAGAAAGATCCTGAAGAAGATCCAGGATTTAAACCACCTACACTTTCAGAACCTATTGTAGATCCAGGTGGTAAGATCATTGAGATACCTATAGATGATCCAGGAGATCCATACATACTTCCACCTGCTATAGCAATTACTGGACAAGGGTATGGTGCTATTGGTGTTCCTTTATTGGATACTGATGGTCGTGTTACTGAGATCAGAATAACACAGAGAGGAACTAATTATGTTCCTTATAAACCAGATACAGTTTCTTGTGTTGTGGATTCTATAACTCTTATAAGACCTGGTACAGGTTATACTAGTGTTCCTACTGTTTATGTTGATGGAGATTCAACAGTTGCTGTTGCTAAAATTAATGATAAAGGATTTGTTATTGGTTTTGAGGTGATAGATAGAACAGCAGTATTTGATACACCACCTAAGATTGAGATTATAGGTGGAAATGGATATGGTGCTAAAGCATTAGCAAGCATGAGTTGTCTTGACAGTGATACAAGATCTATGTTAGGATATGCGAAGATCGGTACTGGTAGATATGTGGATTGTCCGACATGAGTGAAACACAACAAGCGGTAGAACAATACGATAAGGACGTACAAAGTCAGGAGTTACCTGATGGTACTGGTGGTAAGTATACAGTACCACCAGATACTGCACCATCTTCTGCTACTAATCCAGCATTAATGGCTAAGACCAGACTCCTTGGTACTAAGGAGCTGAGGCATCTTAATGATGAGAATAGAGCAACTTATCTTGTAGCAACTGATAATGGTCAGTCCATATACATGGATGAGACTGGTAATGTTTTTATAGGATCTGCTAAGGTAGGTGAGGATGAGCAAGGTGGTCAGATTATATTAAGATCACAAGGAAATATGGTGCTTAAGGTAGGTGGTAGACTTCTGATAGAAATAGAGAATCTATTAGATGAAGAGAAACCATTATCACTTAAGATAGGTGGAGAGCTTAATATAGAATCAACAGGTAATACTGTCAACATACATGGTAAGAATGTTAAGATAAGTGCTGATCAGGAATTGCATTTAGCAGGTGAGAAGGTTAGTATTGAAGCTGGTAAAGGTGCAGGTAATCTTGAGATGAACTGTGGTAACTTTGCTATGAACAATGCTACTGCTGCTATCAAATCAAGTGGTCCTTGGAAGCATGAGTTAGAGAGTAACTATGAGCTTCATCAGAAGCATTTGAAAGGTACGATGCACTTTAACTCTAGAGGAGTAATAGACATTCGATCAATAGATTCGATGAAGCTTGATGTTGGTGGTAGATTGCATGTAGATGTTGGTGGTGTTGGTAAGTGGCCTAATACTCCTGCACCACACTCATTCAAGTTGACAGCAAAGACAGGTGATGCTAAGATGGAGTTTACTGAGGGTAAGATGGACTTGACTGTGGGTAAAAACTTCACAGAGACTATAGGTGGTAATAACAGTCAGACTATTACTGGTAACCATGACTTTACTGTAAATGGTACTACTGCAACTGAAAACTTTACTGGTGGTCTAATGACTACAGTTACTAAGGATTGGAATCATTTCGTTAAGGTTAATTCCTTTATGAAAACAGATGGTACACTTACTATGAAGGGTCTTGGTGCTACTACATTGGATGGTGGTGCTACTATGCTTGTACAATCTACAGGTGCTATGACTATCACATCTAATACTGTGATCAATATTAATTAACATGGATGATGACGATCTCCTAGAAGAACTTCAGGAACGTATTGCTGAAGGTCCAATACTATTCACACCCGATGACGATTGGGTAGAACAACTTAACGAGGAGGAATGAAGAAACTATTACTACTAACACCACTGCTATTGATGGGGTGTGGAATCGGAATGAATAACGGAGGAGGTGGTGGAGGATATGGTCTAGACGCATACTCCTTTATGAATACAGGTAGTGCTGGTTCATACACTTGCGAAACAGCAGGAGACAATGCTGCAGCATATTATGCTACTGGTGAACACCCCAATCTAGCAGACTGTTAACAAACTGGCACAAGGGGGGTTGACCTCACACCAATAAGATTGTATTATGTATAAATAACTTTACATAACTCAGGACTCGAAAGAATCGTAACCCTGTTCGATGTAAGTAGACCCCATGTCGGGGGTCTTATCATCCGCAGGGTTTTTTTAATGCCCATGCGAGACACTTTAAAAACAAACATGTCTATCAAATCAACAATCGCTGCTGTTGCAGCATCTCCATTCCTACTCGCTGGTGCAGCTTTTGCTGGTCCATACGTGAATGTTGAGTCAAACCTTTCATATCCTGATGGAGATTATTCATCTACTGGTACAGATATCCATCTTGGATACGAAGGTACTGCAGGTGCTGAAGGTAAGATTGCTTACTACGTACAGGGTGGTCCTTCTTTGAACCATGCTGATTCTACTGATGATACAGAGACAGAAATCTCTGGTAAGGTTGGTGCTTCTTATGGAGTTTCTGAAGATCTAGGAATCTATGCAGAGCTTTCTGGTGCTACTAACGGCGAAGACAGCGATGGCGACACAGTTCGTGACTACGCTGCTAAGATCGGTGCTAAGTTCACATTCTAAATAGTCTCGGTTCGAGATGGATCAAGAGACCCTTCGGGGTCTCTTTTTTATTGGCAATATTTCGGTTTCTTAACATAAGTCATTTACATACTTAAATTCTTCTATATACTATTAATTAGATATTTAAAATAATGACCATAACAAAGAGTAGCGTGAGAACCTTTGCTCCTTTCCTTGGTGGAAACTGGGAACCAGTAGTACAGAACGAAGTGTTTGCAGCAATAGTCAAGAATGCTCCAAAATTTTGGGGATTAGATGAAGGTGAGTTTTATATCTTTGATATGACTAAGGTGAATACTGATGAAGAAGCAAACGAAGCTCGTGCAGGTGGTACTAAACTTAAAGCAAAAGATCTTGCAAAGGGTTGGGATGTAACACAGAGACCTTTGATAGTTACCTTCTATCAAGGAGAATATTATCTTTGGGATGGTTTCAACAGGTGGATTCAACTTCAAAAGCTTGGAGAGACAACAGCACCTGTATGGTTATACAATCTTAAGGAAGGTTATGATTTCCAAGACGTTAAGGATCATGTTCAGTTAAGTGCAAATGATCACCCACAATCAGATGAAGCATCTCGACAAGACTTTATCAACACAGGTGTTAAGTGGACAAAGAGAGAAGCACAAAAGGGTAACGTCATAGACATTATTGAACCTATTAAAGACTGGGTTAATCGTTCTGATCACCAGTTCAAAGAAAGAGATGTTGATAAGATTGCTGCAACTATCTTAGTTGAATCTGAGGTAACTAATGTTAGACACATTACTGCAGGTTCAAAAGCTAAGAAGGAAGCTTTAAACTTTTTAGGATTAGAACTGGAGTATAACAACGAGAGCATCGAAAATCCACTAGTTATATGTACTAAAGAGGATGACTATATCAAAGATGCTTTCATGACTCACATGAAAAAGTTTGTTCAAGATGAAAATAATCTTGAAACAACACAACTCATAGGATACACTAAAGGTTGTGAAACTGAACAAGCAGTAATCGACCAACGTCAAGATGCAAAAGATAGATTTGATGAACTTGATAGACTAATCTGTAAGTATGCTTACTTAAAGTCTCAACTAAATGGTAAAGCACCATATCAGTGGGAAGGGTTTCTACCACAACTCTATGGTAAAGAGGTAGGTAGTGGTATTCCTGAAAAATTAGTGGGTTGATTGTCTACATAGAGTAGATGAATTTAAGTGATGGCGTTCGCTGGTTACAGGGTTAATATAAAACACTGCTGGTTAGATGGAACACCAGTAAAGATGTATTTCATAGAGAATACTCCCTTTACATATGATCCACTAACCAGAGAACAGCGAGAAGATAGATGGATATTATTTGAGTGTGCACTGAACCCAGAGTTCACTCAAGAACAGATCTTAAAGAATTCAGAATATTTACTAGAAGAAGAGATACATCCTCTGTTATTTGATGTACCTGTTATAACAGTTGAAACTATGCCTGATGAAAAGCTTTGAAGATTGCTTAGTTGGTCACTTTGGTAACCAGCACCAAGCAATGAAGGATCCCAGTCGTTATGCTCATATTAATATATCCCACGTTAAACTAAGCGATGGGATATTTTATGGTGAGCAGTGTTATGATTATTGTCCTAAAGATCCATACAGACAGTTCATCTTAAAAGTTATTACGGTTGATGACGGTTATATTATTCAGAATTATTCCATAGATGATCCTAGACAATATGTTTTGTGTTCAAATCTAAATAAACTAAAAGAAGCTCCTCTGCAGAGGAGATTGGGGTGTGATATTAAATTCGTAAGGTCTGGTGTTGTCTATCACGGCAAGACAGCAAGCTCAGACTGTACAGTCACGTACAAGGGTAAAGAGACATATCTTCTTAACGAAATTGAATTGACTGATGATTCTTATTGGGTTCTTGATAAGGGTTTCGACTTAGAGACAGATCAACAGGTTTGGGGTGCTAAGTGGGGGCACTTGAAATTTTATCGAAGGCATGATATACTACAACCATAGACGAAAAACTTAAATGCATCTTGTATTACCTGTAATTTGTATTGGACTTATTTGTTTGATCATAGTATACTCAGTCATTAATAGATACGATCCGCATTGATTGCCATCATAGCACAGTGGTAGTGCAGGGCTTTTGTAAAGCCAAGGTCGGGGGTTCAAATCCCTCTGATGGCATCCTCTTCTGAGGATAGGTGACGACACCTACATTCTGGACAGGGGTTCGATTCCCCTCAGCTCCATCATGGGGCTGCCCAGGCTTCGACAGGGTATAAGGATCGGGACTGAAACCTGCTTGGATAAGCAAACAACATCTGCAAAAACAGATACACCTGCTGCGAATAACATCGTAGCATTCACTCGCATCGCTGAATTAGCGACTGTTTAAGAGTGATCGGGGTTAAGTTAGCCTTGTTACCCAAGTAACTCATAGGGGTGAAATGCCCCTCTAGGGTAGATGTCCGAGTGGTTAAAGGAGACGGACTGTAAATCCGTTGGCTAAGCCTACGTTGGTTCAAATCCAACTCTGCCCATCAATAGTTTCCGAAAAAATTCTCTGGGGGAAAAATGCCTCGATACCGTTTTCTTGGTAACGGCAACGGAACCAAAAAGAAAAAGAAAAAAAAGAAAAACGAGGGTGATAAACCTAAGAAGAAAAAGCATAATGGATGATTTTATCTATGTTAATGAAACTGCTTTAAGTGAGGAAGTATGTGAACAGATAATAGAAAAATTTGAAGGTGATGATCGTAAAGCTCCTGGTCTTATAGGTAATTCTGATAATAGCAGTAGAATAGTTGATAATAGTTTAAAGACTTCTATAGATCTGTATATAACAGATCTGGAAGGTTGGGAAGATTTGGATGATATAGTTTCTAAGAGTGTTAGTGAGAATATACAGAACTACATAGATCATTGCTTTGAAATTTTCAATAAGCTTGATCCGACTCCCAATCCATTTCGTAATGCAAAGTTTGATGATCATGGTTATAATGTAAAGGCATATGAACCAGGTGGATATTTTCACTGGCATGATGATTTTGTGATAGATAGAAAATCTCCTAGAATGGTCGCTATGTTATTTTATTTGAATGATGTTGACGGTGGGGAGACTGAATTCATTAGTGGTAAGAAGATTATACCTTCTACTGGTAAACTGGTTATGTTTCCATCAACATGGAATTGTATCCATAGAGGAGTAACACCCAATAAAGGTAAAAAATATATTATATCTGCTTATTTACACCAATGATAAATTTACACGATGATTATTTAACTAAGGTAGAGTTTGGTCAGCTTAGAGAAGAAGTCTTTTTTGGTGGTGTACCTTGGTATTATAATGAAGCGAAGGTAGATGGATCAGTTGATTTTAATAATTATCAGTTCACTCATGTATTTTATGAGATGAATAGTGATGCTCGTGTGTTTACAAGATCTGAGAAATTTCCTTTAATGCTACCAATATTATCTAGATTGAGTACTATCGGTATCTACAGAATTAAAGCTAATCTTGAACCTTTAAAAGTGGGACTTGATGTGTGGCATGGTGAGGAGGGAACTGTTACTAATGCAGTAAGTGGTGTTGATCGTTATTATAGTGAGTTTCATACTGATTATAAATGTGATAATATGACCACAGGTATCCTTTATATGAATACATGTGATGGATACACAGAGTTTGAAGATGGTTCCAAAGTAGAATGTCGTGCTAACAGATTTATTACTTTTCCATCATCATTAAAACACAGAGGTGTTAGTCAACTTGACGCAAGATTCAAGTGTGTGATAAACTTTAACTACTTTACACCATCTAAATAGATTGGGTGCAATAATACTATGAAAAAGCAATTCACTAAAACTGACAAGAAAGGACGTGAGGAGACATGGGAGTGGGAAGAAACTCCTGAAGCAACTAAAGCTCTTGAACGTCTTCATGCTGATATGATAGAGAATAACTCTGATAAATAACCCAAGGACAGCTATAACAACCAATTGGTAATCCAAGGACTATGCCATTAACAAGATTAGATAACTTAATCTCCAGTAAAACTGGTAGATATTTGTATGTCTCACCAGATGATTTCAATGCTTCTGATGAATTAGACAATAGAGGTAACTCACCAAACCGCCCATTTGTAACTATTCAGAGGGCATTTATAGAGGTAGCAAGATATTCTTATGCACCTGGAATCGATAATGATCGATTTGATGAGTTCACCATCATGCTTATGCCTGGTGATCACTTTATTGATAATAGACCTGGATTAAATTCAACATCTGGAACTCCTGTTTTCGGATTTGATCAGTTTACTAATGCTTGGACAGATTCTTCGGTTGTGGATCTTTCCAATCCTGATAACGTCCTATACAAGTTTAATGGAACTGATGGTGGTTGTATAGTTCCTCGTGGCTGTTCTTTAATTGGTTATGATCTTCGTAGAACTATAATACGTCCTTTATATGTTCCTGATCCTGCTGATAAAGAGCAAGGTAGAACTTCTATCTTCAATGTAACTGGTGGTGCTTACATCTGGCAGTTTACAATTAAGGATGGAGACGTTACTACTAAGTCTCCTTTATTTGATACTACTGCTGGTGTTGGTAAGGTTTACTATCGTAAGAACGATAATGCTAACCTTGCTATACCTGAGTACTCACACCACAAGATTACTGTATTCCAGTATGCTGAGAAACCTGAACTAGAACTTTACTATAAGAAGGTTGCTCAATCGTTTGCACAGTATCAACCTACTATTGATGATCAGAATGAGTTTAGTGGTAATGTAAGTGAGACTCGTATTGTTGGTCCTCTATCTGACTTAAGATCTATTGAATCATTACAGGTAGTTGATTCAACTCCACAGGGTGAGATTACTGTTAATGTAACAACAAAGATTGCTCATGGTTATATTAAGAACCAGTTCTTTGCTGTACAAAATAATGGTCTAGATGAAGCATTGAATGGAACATTTAATGTTGCTAGTATAGATCCACTTAATAGAAGAAGGTTTAGCTTTACTCTACCTGGTACTGTAACATCTTTAAACTTACAGAATAATCAAACATATTCTACTGCTAATGGTCTCTCTAATGGTGCTTATGTACAGGCAGAGGTAGACTCAGTTGAATCTGCTTCTCCATACATGTTTAACCTGTCTATCAGGTCTACATGGGGTATCTGTGGTCTATTAGCAGATGGTAGTAAGGTCACAGGCTTCAAGTCTATGGTCTGTGCTCAGTACACTGGTGTATCTCTACAGAAAGACGATAGAGCATTCATCAGATACGATAAGTTTACAAACACTTGGAACCAAGCATCTCTTTCTGATGCATTTGCAACAGTACCTTACCACACTAAGGGTGATGCATATTGGAAGGATGACTGGAGAAACGCCCACATAAAGGCAATTAATGACGCATTCATTCAGTGTGTTAGCATCTTCGCTGTTGGTTTCGCTGATCACTTCCTAATGGAAAGTGGTGGTGATATGAGTATCACCAACTCTAACAGTAACTTCGGTAATACATCACTTCATGCTAAGGGACATAAAGGATATTCCTTTGCACAAGATAAAGGTGGATATATTGATTCTATCATACCACCAGAAAAATTAATTGATTCAAGTGCTAACAAAGATAGAGTTGATTACTATACATGGGATGTACAAGCATCACGTGATACTAATACAAGACTTTACTTTGGTGGTAGCGATAATGTTACAGATCCTAAGAAGCGTCCTGCTGCTACTCTTAATGGATATAGAATAGGTGCTAAGAGTAATGAGAAGATATATGTTGAGTTAGATCCATATTCTGCTTCTTCTGGTAAATCTCCTGTACCTGATGCAATCTATAATGCTACATTATCACCTTCTGGTTATAATTTCTATCCATCATCATTACAGATCCTTAATCCTAGTACAGTAGTTGTAGATAATAAGTCACAAGATGCTGCTAACAGAATAGAGGATAATAAAGAACTTATTCAAGAAGAGACTTATGGATATATCACTACAAAGTACCCAGCTCTTCTTAGTAAGAACATTATCATCAGCAAGTGTCAGAGAGACGTTGGATTGGTTCTCGATGCTGTTATCTCCGATTTACGTCTTGGTGGTAACATCAACACTATTCAGGCTGCTGAGTCATACTTCAGTGCTGGTGAGTTAAATTACATTGATAACGAGAAGTTTGAGACCATTGAAGGTTTTGAATATGCTCGTGACCTTGCTATTGCATCTATTCGTAACTGGACATACTTACAGACAGGATGTTCAATTTCTAATAACTCTTCACTAGTAACAGTTCCATCAACTGTTGGACTTGCTATTGGTATGAAGGTTCAGGAATATACAGGAGTTAATGCTAATAATACAACTGCTGATCCTAATACTTTAACAACAGCAAATATTCCTACTGATACCTACATCAAGAGTATTGTTAATCCAACAACTATTGAGCTTGGTAGTGTTGTTGCTGGACTAAGAAGTACACCTTTCACAGGTGCTGCTAGAAATGCTACTGGATCTAATTCATCTGCTAACCTATGGTTCTCATTAGAAGATCAGAATGGTGTTCGTAAAGGTGTATACTCATCTATAGAAGGTGATGTAGATACAAATCTTACTCAGGATACAGTATACCCTCAGTGTAATGATACTGCACAAGCTATAGCAACCTTGATGAATAACATCAAGACAATCATTAACCAAGGTATTAACCCAGTTGGTGATCGTTTTGCTGATGCACATGACTTGTTACTTGCTAATAAGGAATACATTGCTGATGTATCAGTTAAGGATATGAATATTGAGTATCCTCAACACACAGTTCCAGGTGGTAATGTTAATTGTTACGATGACGTTGTAGATGTTATTGAGGCAGTTGCATATAACATTAAGTTTGGATCAAACAATAAGGTTTGGGATGCTGCTAATCTATATGTTGTAGGTGCTGATCTTGCTGGAGAAGAAGAGCAATCAATCTATACTTTCAGAAAAGCAAAAGAGATTGCTAATTCAATTATTCAGAATGTAACTTATAATCCTAGAGCAGGTGTTGTTACATCTTACAGTCAGACAAAAGATACATCAATTACAACTGATCCTAATCCTGTTAATGCAATATATTGTGCTGATGTTATTTCAGCAATGGCTACTCTATTCCAGATAATAGAGTATGGTATTGATACTTCTGGTATTTCATCTCAGGCATTAGGAACATTCACACCTACTGGTGCAACATATGATGGTGCTACTGGTGATTTGACTTTGACTATGGCTGGTCATGGTCTATCTGCTCAGAATAAAATTGGTATTAATCAGAATGGATTAACATTCAGTTGTGGTATGGACAATCATGGATCAAACCATGCTTATCCACGTGTAGGAGATCCAGCATATAAGAATGCTATCAGAGATATCACTAACATAACTGCTGATACTGTTACTATCAATGTTGGTACAACACCGCTTGTAGGACATAATGTTAGTGATGCTACATATGACCCTGCTACTGGTAATCTAGTATTAAGTCTTGGTGCTCATAATATATCCACAGGAAATACATTACAGTTAGAGAAAGATGCTTTAGTCTTTACTTGTGCTCAAGATAGCAATGCAACTGAGCACTCATATCCTAGAACATCTGATCCAGTATACAACAATAAGGTTGAAGTTACTGCAGTAGAGGAGACAGATCATACACCGACTGCTGCAGATTATAATCCAGTAAACGGTGAGCTTGTACTTACTGTTGCTAATCATGGATTCAAAGCACGTAGCACACATACACCAACTGATGCTGCTTTCAATCCAGCGACAGGTATACTAACTCTTACTGTTGCTAGCCATCAGTTTGCTGCTGGTACTAGTGTTACCCTTGCTAACAATTCTATCACATTTACATGTGCTAAAGATAGTCATGCTACTAACCATAGTTATCCTAGAGCAACTGATCCTGCTGCAGGTAAGAAACTACCTATACAGAATATAACAGCTAATACATTTGATGTTCAGATTGGAATTTCTTCTGATACATCTGAGCATAAGTTTGTCTCTGCTGGTAACAGCTCTGTTACCAGAGTTGGTAGTATGGTTAAGATTGTAAATGATTCATTAACATTTACATGTGCTAAGGACAATAACGCAAGTAATCACACATATCCTAGAGCAACTGACGAAGCTTCAACAGAATGGTTGGAGGTTACTACTGTTACTAATGATACATTCTTAATTAATGTATCACCTTCACCAGATACATCTATCCATAACTTTGTATCAGCAACTGCTGGTGCTGTTAAGAAACAGACTGGTAAGATAACTGTTGCTGTTGGTGCAACACCAGAGGTTACTTTCACACCAACTGCTGCTACCTATGAGCCTACCACTGGTGAGATGACTATTACTATTGGTAGTCACACTCTTAGTGGACCAAGTACTCATACAGCTACTGATGCTTCATATAATCCTGTAACTGGTATCTTAACAACTACTGTTGCTAATCATGGATTCTCTCTAGGAGATAGAGTAAGAATTGCTGATAACTCTTTAGTAATGAGTTGTGGTATGGATGGTGATACCGCACAGAAATCATATCCTAGAACAACAGATCCATATAGCAAGAAGTGGATTGATGTTGTTGGTGTAACAGATAGTACTTTTGATGTTAATGTTGGTACATCTCCTCTAGTTGGTTTCATCCCTACTGCTGTTGATTACAATCCAACAACAGGTGATATGGAGATGACTATCGGTAGTCATAGTTTGACTGTTGGTACATCTATTAAGTTAGCTCCAAACTCCTTAACATTCACATGTGCTCAAGATGGTGGTGGATCTAATCATTCATATCCAAGATCATCTGATCCAGCATCTGATACTGCTGTAAGCATTACTGCTGTAACTGCAACAACAATTACAGTTAATGTTCTAACCACTATACCATCTACAAATACTACAACACATACATTTGTACCTAATACTGGTTACACTCCAACTGCTGCTGGATATGATCCTAACACAGGTGTAATAACATTTACTCTTGCTAATCATGGATTTGCTGCAGGTGACTTCATCAAGATTGCAGATAATACTCTAACCTTCACATGTATGGAGGATAATAATGGTACTAACCATGTATATCCTAGACCTAGTGATCCTATTAGTGGTAAGTGGGTTAAGATTGATACAGTTACACAGAATGGATTTACTATTAATGTATTAACTAGTATTCCATCTACTAATGCTACTGCTCATACATTTGTTTCTGCTTCTGCAAATTGCATAACAAGAGCTGCAGTTGAGACTGGTGGTGATTATCCACATACATTTGTAAGTGCTGTTGCTGATAGTATTAAACTTGCTGGTGAGTCTGTTAAGATTGCTGATGATTCATTAACCTTTACTTGTGGACAGGATAGTCATGGTAGTAACCACACATACCCACGTTCATCTGACCCTGCAAGTAATACATCAATACCTATATTAGCAACAACAGGTAATACAATTACAGTAGATGTTGGTATTTCTTCTAACACTACAGCACATACATTTGTATCTGCTCTTGGTTCTTCTGTTGCTAGTGGTGGTGCTTATGCACATACATTTGTACGTGGTAAGCAGTTTGGTGTACAGGTTGGTGGTGCTTATGCACATACCTTTGTTAGTGCTACTACTGATGGTGTTACCGCATACTCTAATAATGCTGGACAGTTTGCTGCTACAACTAAGTCATCTCCATCACAGAATTCTATTGCAAGATTAAATCCATCTACATCTAGTGATCAGTTTGCTCAACGTGCAACTCTATTCACTGTTGATGCTGGTGGTACTAACCCACATAAGTTTGAGACTGGTACACCAGTAAGACTGGTTGCTCGTGCTAAATCAGGTAAGACCCCAGATGAGAGAGACGTTCGTCTACCACTTGGGTTCCAACCAAATAGAAAATATTATGTAATTGCTCCAGGTCGTAACACACAACCATTCAACTACAATGATGGTGCTGTTTACAGTGGTATATTTGATGGTGGTGACCAAACTAAGTTAATGCTTGCTGAGTCAGCAGAGGCAGCTGCTGCTGGTATTTACATCTATTCACCTGAGACAGAATCTCTTGATGAGGATGTTGAGATTCTAATCGAACAGTACGTATTAGATTCAGCATATGATTTACATGAATATAAAGTTACCTTTGATGGATCAAGTGGTACTATATTCAAGACAGAGGTTGCTCATATATTTGATAAGCCAACGAATGGTATACCTTCTACCGAGTTACAGAAAGTCTTCTTTAGAAAAGAAGGATCTGATGGTGGTGCTGCTCCTACATTACCTACACTTTCTGGTGGTGGTGGAGCTCTGGTATCTTCTACTCAAGAGTATTATGTAAGGTATGAAACAGAAGATACATTCAAGATCTTTGCTACTGCTGCTGATGCTATAGCTGGTGCACCAGAGGTAGTTCTAGTTAATAATCCAGATCAATTCTGGTATGTCTTCGCTAACAAGCGTACATCACCAATGAGATTTGATCCTACGTTTGTTGATACTGCTGCATCTAGAGTTCCACCAATACCTGATGGATTGTGGTACTTGAACCTTAAGGATGAGACTAGTCTTGATAATAATATAATCACTAGGATTCAAGAGAGTGATTATGATCCTTCTTCAGGTCAGACACAGACAACAGATTCCTACTATACTCGTCTTAAGGATGATCGTGTTGCTAATGATCGTATCTATCGTTTAAGATATGTACAACCAAAAGCATATCCTGGTTCTGTAAGGCAACCAAACAACGGATTTGTAATGAAGATCCGTACTGATACTAAGCGTAATCTACTCCCACAGAATATAGTACTTGAGAAAGTTGGTGGATCTCCTGATATCGCTGATTTCCGTAACCCACAGTCTGCTAACTCAACTGAGACACTTGGTATGACCAAGACTGCATTTGATGCAGCAGTACAGGCTGGTACATTAACCGCTAAGAACATATATGATCCAGATAATCATCCTCGCATTGTTAATACTGATAACTATATTCGATTTAGTATTCGTTCTGCTAGGAAGATAGGTACATCAGGTTCTGAGAAACTAGAACTTACTGTATTTGATCACACAGTTGACGATACTAACGCACCAAACTTAAAGAATACAGTATTCCATACTGTAGAGATTAATGCTCCACAAGCAGGTTCATTTGCTACAAGTAAGACTACATCTGCTCCTACTAACATAGTAGAGTGGACTGGTGGTAGCAGTGGATTTGGATATATTCATGCATACTTCTCCGTAGTTGTAGGTGCTGATACTAAGCATTATATCATCCTTAAGGATGTAAGTGCTAGACCAACATACAATCCATTAACTGCCACAAGATTCCAGCAAGGTGCTGTTTATGCTGATCAGCAAGCAGATGTTAATGGTGGTAGAGACAGTAAAGGTAATAATCTTTATGTGGTTGGTGATTCTAATGTATTCACAGTCACACCTGGTGATACATTGAATGATACTGTTGGTAATACCTACAAGGTTGTTTCTGTTGAAGATGTTAAAGACATTGATGATACATTCTATATCTTTGATTCTGAGATTATTCAGGAACGTGTTGCTGGACAGCAAGATGGTATCTACTATCTAACTGCTGTTCGTGGTAACATTTCACCTCTACCTCGTGGTGCTGGTGTTGGTAATAACTTCCAGAACTTTAGGTTCTCTCAGCCTATCTCCTCACTCTATCCACTGGACTATAAGAATGATCCTCTATGGTATCAGGTTATAGACAACAATGGTACTAAGAATGCATTAATTACTGATCCACCTGCTGCTAACAGTTTCGCAGACAACTATACACATGGTCTTGTCTGGGTCAATGACTATAAGAGGTCAATGACTAAGGAAGCAATTGAAGATTTAACTCAGTCAGGATACTTTAGTGGATACACCTATGCTAATGCTGGTAATACACTCCAAGCTGTTACAGGTAATGCTACTGCTGGTTCAGAACAGAGACAGATTCCTATTGCTGGTGATACTGAATCTGTTCATGATCAGAAGGTATACATTGAACTAAGAAGACCATCTATTGCTAGATCTGGTAACCATACGTTTGAATACCTTGGTTTTGGTCCAGGTAACTATTCATCTGGTCTACCAGCAAGACAGGAAGTTATACTTTCTGAGTTCCAAGACTACTACTCACAAGCAAAACGTGAGGATGGTGGTATTGTATTCTACACTGGTCTTAACAGTAATGGTGACCTATACATTGGTAACAAGAAGATTGATGCTATCACTGGTGAAGAAACATTCCTTGAGAAAGCTCAACTTGAGTCATCTGAAGATGATACAGATATTATCACTACACTGGTAACATCGTTTGATACTCCTGTTACATTTAAGGATAAGATTACTGTTGAAGGTATTGGTTACTTTAATAACAGAGTAATTATTAGTACTCAACCACCAACTGAATCACCTGCTCTTACCATTCTTTCTAACCCAAGAAGTGATGGTGGTGGTGAAGATAACACATTAACTAGAGGTAATTGGTCTGATAGAAATAAGGGTGATATGACCCTTAGTAGGAATAAAATTTCCACGGCTGTTTATCACATAAAAGGTCGAGGTACAGGACTATTCCCAGGTCAAGAGTATAGTATACGTACAAACTTCTCATTCAGTGAGAATGAGCCTAGCAACAGAACACCTGATCAGTCAACAACATTTAGTCCTGAGCAGTTTGTAAGATATTACAACTCATCTGAGGTAGATGCTAATGCACAAGCAGGCGATATCCTTTATAAGGGTAGGTCAATTGAGCAGAGTGGTTCTCTTGCTTGGATATATGCTAACTACTACTCAATAATACCAAACACATCAGTTCTCCAGCTTTTGGCTAACGGTAGTAATACTGTTCAACTTCATTGGTCTGGTGCATTTACTAATGGTGATAGTGGTATTAACATTGGTGTAGGTAAGACAATCCTTATTAAAGGGTTCTCTGATCCACGTGTTAATGGTAAGTGGGTAATTACAAAGGCAGATCAAACAGGTGCAGATGATGGGTTCTGTGAGTTTGTTGTTAACAACTCCATTCCTACAACTACATTTACTTGGGCTACTGAGTCAAGTGTTATTCTTGAAAGATCTGATGAGAATTGGAAAGAGACTGGTGTAATAGGTTCTGAAGCAATTAGAACTGAAACAGCTACAATTGGTAAGTACAAGCTTGGTATTAACACCATTGCTCGTACTGCTCATAATTCACATGAGCATGGATTCCTAACATATACTGCTAGTGGTACAGTTTACAATCAGCAAGAACCAAGAGCAAACTTGGATGTTGTTGGTAATGCATTCATTAGTGGTAAGGCGATCAATAACTATACTGGTGAAGCAACTACAACTAAGACTGAGACTGGTCTCAAGGATGCATTGATAGTTGGTGGAGATTCAATAGTATCAGATAACTTAGCAACACTTAGAGTTTCTACTCTAGAAACAAGAGTTGGTATTAATGCAACTGATGATGATTTAGATTCTACTCTTACTATCAAGGTAGGATCTGGTGAAACAAATGCATTACACTTAGTAACTGTTGGTAATGATATTGCTAACGCAGATATAGATGGTAATGTAAACATTGATGGTGGAAGTATTACTACTAATGCAACAACCTTCAATGTCCTTGATACTAATGCAACCACATTAAATGTTGGTGGTCTTGCAACTACTGTAAACCTCTTTGAGGATGCAACAGCAGCTCAGACAATCAATGTTGGTACATCATCTACTGATACGACATTAAATGTACACACATTATCAATTGATTCGACAATTAATATTGGTACTGTTGCTGATGGTGCTACTAATAAGTCAATCATCACAGTGGGTGGTGCATTTAGTAATACTGCTAACTCAACACTAACAGTTCAGAATGCTCAGACCATACTTGACGGTGACTTAGATGTTAATGGTGGTGATCTACAGTCTAATTCACAGACTATCAATCTATTCACCAGAGCTGGTGCTGGTTCTATTGTAAACTTTGCAACTAGAGCATCACAGTTTGCTATTGGTGGTGTCGCTGGTACTACAGAGGTTAGAAACTCTCTGCAAGTCAATGGTGATACAGACATGTATGGTGATGTAACCATGCATGGTGGATCTAACAGTGGAACTGTTACGGTTGATAGACAACAACTCAATACAGCACAGATAGCTCATGCTCCTGGTAGTTTACAGAACCTCAATGTTGACTTCTACAAGTATGTCGCTGATATTGATAGTTTCCAAGTTATTACTAGTGTTGCAGCTAATGGAGTTATCTCTGTAAATGAGAACTATTTCTTAGATGGTAACGTAGTTAACTTTACTGATATTACTGGACTTTCTGGTGGTGGTGTTGCAGTAGGCACACCATACTGGGTTATTAATAGTACTGGTAGTACATTCCAGATTGCTACATCTGAAGGTGGATCACCTGTACAGGTTGGTGGTACTCCTGGAACATCTGCTGGTATTACATTACAAAATACCTTAGTTGATACTGGTACTGGTACAACTCAATGGACAGCTAATTCAAATGATGCTGAGTATAATAGATTATCAGTTAATAACGTCAGAGGAATAGCGATTGGTGATATCCTTATCATAGGAACAGAATTGGTTGAGGTTGTCTCACCTGGTCCTGATGCTAATACAAGGATAGTTCCAGTTAATAGAGGTGTGGATTGTACAACTGTAGCAATACACGCAGATAATCAAGTTATATACAAGCTTGAGAGATCTAATGATGCTACTCACTTAGTTGGTAGAGTACCACAGACTTCTTCAACTCCTGCTTTATCTAATCTTGTAAATAATGCTGATACACTTGAAGTTCCTATCAATGAGTTAGGAACAGGTGATGCAGTTAAGTTCAGTAATGTTGGTAGCATTGTAGGAGTTAATACTACAGCAACTTACTTCGTTGTGAACGCAGTGAATGACACTGGTAATAGCGTCACAAGGTTTAATCTATCTCTAGATCCTGATGGTGGTGCTGTTCCAATATCAGGTAGTGTTGGATCTGCTATAATCAACTTTAGTGCTGATCTTGTATCACTTGCTGAGTTTGGTGGACAGTTCAATGTTGGTGACTACCTAAGATTAAATGGTGCTAACACACCTACATGTACTGGTGAATTTGTTAGGATTACTGCTGTTAATGATACTAATGCTGAGAAGTTTAGTGTTAATAATGGTGCACAGCAAGATCGTTTCGTAATTGATTCTGTCTTCGGTGGTGTAGATTCTACTATACTTGGTGCTCAAGACTTTAGTATTAATCTAACAGGTAATGCATCAACTAATTCTACTGATAATCAGTTTAGGATTATTAATGGTCAACCAACTGCTAACACTAGACTAACTATCGATAGTGATGGTAAGTTCACAGTCGTTGGTGTTGGTACTGAGGCTGCTCCTAAAGCAATCATTGATAAGGGAGGTAATCAGTGGTTAGCTGGTAACCTAAGAGTGCAGAATGATGGTACAGTAGGTTCTGCTGATGATGCGTTGATGTCTGCTTACTTGCAGGTATCTACGGGTAACCTTGAAATTTCTGGTCACTTACAAATAGATGATGACTTCTCTGTATTCAGTGGTACTACTGGAATTCAATTCGGTGATGCTGCTACTGCTAAGTTACATGTAGATGCACAGACTGGTGATACACGTATTGGTGTTGCTGGATCTGCAATCGGTACTGGTGATCTAACAGTTAATGGTGGTCAAGTTACCATTAACAGTCTTGCTCAAGCACGTACATCAGCAGATAATACTAAGGCATTAGAAATTAATGGTCTTGGTAATGATGATGATAGATTATTCAGAATACGTCAGGATGCTGCTATTGATGCATTCGGTGTTAATAGATACTGGGGTAAGAATGGTGGACTCAACTGGGAGTTTAAATCTTCTGACGCAACACTTGAAACTGGTAAAAATTACTTTGTTGCTATTGCTGCTACAGCAGTGTTTACATTACCAGCAGATGCAGAGACTGGTGATATGATTAGAATGATTGACCTAGGAGGTAATCTATCCTACGCTACATCATTAATCGTTCGTGCACCAGTTGGTGTGCAAATGCAAGGTGATGCTACTGGAACACTTTCTGGTGGACTAAGTAGTGCATACCAAGGTGGTGAAATGATTGTCCAGACTAGAAATGCTGGATTTGGGTTCGTATTCGCTGGAGCAAAAGATGGAACAGAAACAGGAACTATACCATCCAATTATAGGGGATGGTGGCTCGTGGAGTTATAATCAATGAAACAGTACGAAGCAGAGAAAAAGATGAGAGGATCGGCAATAGGCACGATCCTTCCTTGGTCGGGAGATCAAGGTACAATACCAAAAGGATGGTTAGCTTGTAATGGTCAAGTATTGGAAGCTATGAATTTTCCAGTATTGGCTTCTATTTTGGGCAATACCTATGGACCTACTAATGGTCTTAATAATAGGATATATCCAAATTATATAAGTGGTGATACATTTGCTCTACCTCAGTTAAATACTAGGTTATTAGCAGATTATGAAGAAGATTATGTTAGTGTTGCTGCATTGCAAGCTGGACAGACATATCTAAGTGGTGCTGTTGGTGGTATGACTATTACTAATGGTGAAGTAGATGAAGGAAGAGCAGCAGCAACATATAATTTTACTCTAACTTCTGCTAGTGGTGGAACTGGTTGCCAAGTAACTATTGATGTAGATGCTCAAGGTAGAGCTGGAGTAACTAAGATAGTTGATGCTGGTGGTGGATATACTGCTGGTGATTCGATAACTATAGATGCTGCTTCACTTCCTTCAGGAACAGATCCATTAACACTAAAGGTGGATTGGACTCTACCATCAGTACCAGATGTATTAACACCAACAGGAGTTGGTACTAATAAATTAATTGAAGGTGATGGATCTGGTGTTAGTCCAGGTACATCATACAATGCTAACTCTGATATAAATTTTACTATCACAGATTCTAGTAGTTTAACAGGACAGATTAGAAACTTCTCAGTAAACCCACCAAACTATTTTAAGACATTTCATAGCTTACCTAGGAAACTAAGTAAGGATCATATGCCACCTCATACACATGGTAACCCTACTGTTATTGGTAATCAAGGTACTGGATATAGATATGTTCTTGATGATGGTGGATTCTTTGAAAGCTTTCAGTGTCCAAAAGTTGAGACTAATGTAGAAGGTAATTTTAAGCAAAAGACACTTGTTGCATCAGAACCACCAAGTTCAGGTAGTCCTGATACTGTTGGTGGTAACCAAGGTACTGCTTTAGTAACAAGATTTGTTGCAAATCAAACTATAGTTGATATGAGTAGACCACGACTCAATCCTAATAATACTGGTGGTGTTGGTACATATAATCCACAACCAGTGTGGCAAGGACCTATGCCTAGACCTTTAGGTGCTACTTATAGTAATGTTAACTCAGTATATAACTGTAATGAAAGGGAATCAAATCTGAATAGTAAGAACTGGTATGGTTATCAGGGTGAAGGAGATAATATTGCTACTAATTTATTCAATCCTGCTGACGAAGGAACATCTAAAACATTTCCAGTTGCTTTGAATCATGCTGATGAATATCATTCTAATCAGCAGTCTCATACTCACTATTCATTCCAGCTTACAATGAATGCTGGTTTTCTTAAACCACCTACGATTGTAGCTGTTAATGATATAGCAATTGATAGTACATTGTCTGGTCAACCTACAGCAGTTGCACCACAGAATCTACCATCTGCACTAAATATTAACGTGGATGTAAAGACTCCAGCTATTAGCATGATGTATCTTATTAGGGCATATTAATGAAGTTTCTACAGAAAGAGAGATCTAAGTTAGGTAATGCACCTGGTACTATTATTAACTGGGGTGTTAGTATCCCTGATAATGATCCTAATTTTGCACAGATTATAGACAAGTTACCAGCAGGTTACTTGAGATGTGATGGTTCTGTTTATGATGAGAGAGATTATCCAGAGCTTGCAAGGATACTTGGAGTTGGTGAAACATCATTGTATAAAAAATCTGATCAAGCTCTTGCTGCTACTCAGTTTCAGGTTCCTGATTTAGGATCAAAACATATAGAAGCTGCTTCATCATCTAATGTGGGATCATATAGAAATATTAATAAGGTTGTTGGTACTGGAGAAAATGCAACAACTATTAAGAAAGCAGGTGTTGGTGTTGAGATGTTCTCTAATGTTGGTAACACTGCTAACATAGGATTTAATGGTGCATTTACTATACCAGCACAGACTTTTGATATGATTGGTTCAATAGGTTGGACACTTCCAACTACTACTGAGACTACATCAGTACCTGCAGGTGCTATAGGATCACATGGACACTTTTCTGGTGGTACTAGAGTCGCAGTGAAAGAGAGTGCTGAGTATCCTAATAGATCTACACCATATTATAGATCAGCAGCTGATGTTAATCTTACTGCTGAATCTGCTGAGAGTTATGGTGGATTGTGTAATGAAGTTGCTAGACATTATTGGCAGGCTACAGTAGCTGGGTTTTATAGTATTGGTGGACCTGGTATTTGTAATGGTGGTAACTGTGCATCTTTTAAAAATCATTTCTTAGGATATGCTAGTCAGAGTGGTGCTCATTTAACGATTCAAAACACTACATATCCAGCAGAAAGTAACTGGACTCCAGATAAAACACTATCTGGTAGTGATGTAGTTACAGCAACCTCATGGCCTAACAACGAACCAGCACCTGGTATAAATATCGGTTTGCAAAGACCATATGATACTGTTAATGATGATGTATCAGATCCAGTATATCCTACTGCAAGGAATGTTGAAGAAACATGTGGAGTTCCCCCAGGATCAGACACACTTGATGCTACACTACACTCTCATATTATTGATAGGGAGATAGGTGATACTGATTATGAATGTACCACTCAAGTTGCTACTATGAGACCAGATGGTCTAGAAGCATCTGTTAACATAAGTACTTCTGGTGTAAATAAGTTTGATGATATTGTTTCACCATACATTGTTATGGAATTTCTAATAAAGTATTAAAATGCCTAGAGAAAGAGGATCCTTCCACAATCATTATTCCGACATGAGCAATGACTCTGGTATGCCTGTTGGAGCTATCAAGTCTGTTTTTGTAGGTGCATATGATGCATCTGATTCTACTGATGCAGCAAAGGTTGAATACCAATATCCTGGTTGGTTATATTGTGATGGAAGACAATTAAATATTGCTGACTTCCCTTTATTGTATGATGCATTACAGAATAAGTATGGTGGAACTGCTCCTACTTTAGTTGACCTCAGAGATTGGGGTGATAACACTCAACTCACTGGTACATTTAAGTTACCAGACATGAGGATGAAGAGAGTCAATGGTCCTGATGGTATTGATGGAGCTGGATCACAGACACCAGACTTATCTACTATGGAAGTTGGTGCTACTGGTGGTGAATGGTATATTAGCAGAGCTAGGCAACTTGAGGAGTATGGGTTTGGGACAGTTCGTGTAACTGGATATAGTGCTGTAACAGGATTTGTTAAAGGAACATTGTCTGGTCAGGCAGTTATAAAGATTGGACCTTTACAACCACATACATTAAGTGGACCACCACCACACGCCCATTTAGTTTTAGGTAGTGAAGCAGGACCACAGGCATATGAAAAGGGTCTTGCGATGGATGATACTAAATCACCAAACTATGTTACCAATAGATCTCCAATTCAACAGTGGGTTCCTGAAGAGAGAGGATATGCTGCTGAACACTCACATTATTTCTGTGAATATAGACCAAGAAGAGGTATAGATCCTGGAGCAGGTACACAAGCACAGTATTCATATGATATATCTCCAACATATTCACATGAACATAATAGTGGTACTGCTGCAGATGCTGTTGGTCAAGAAGAATGGACGACAGCAGGTACTCACAGTTGGACAGCACCTGCTGGTGTAACGTCTATCTGTGTTGTTGCTGTTGGTGGTGGTGCTGGTGGTTGTCAAGGTTTAGTTGGTGGAGGCGGTGGTGGCCTAGGTTATAAGAATAATATAACAGTGTCACCAGGATCTAGTTATACAATAGTCGTAGGTGCTGGTGGTACTGGTACAGACGATCCATACCCAACAATTTGGCCTGAAGGTGACGATAGTTATTTCATATCTGCTACTACTGTTAAAGGTGGTGGTGGAGGTTCGACATCAGGGTCACCTACATCTAGGGATGGTGGTGATTTTGTTGGAGATGGTGGTGGTAATGGAGGATTTGCTACCACATTTGGTGCTGGTGGTGGTGCTGGTGGATATTCAGGTGATGGTGGTGGAGGTAATACTCAAGGTGGTGCTGGAGCTACTGTTTCTGGTGATGGAGCTGGAGGAGGTGGTGGTGCTGGATCCCATACTCAATTGACTATTGCTGGAGCTGGTGGTGGTGGAGTAGGATTAGAAGGACAAGGAACTAATGGTGCTGCTGGTACTCCACTTAACCAAATGACTACAGGTGGAGCTATGACTGGTGGTTCAGGAGGTTCTGGTGGTGCTGCTGGTGGAGCTACAACTGCACCTGAACAGAATAATAATAACTGGATGATAACTCACCCAACAACAAATACAACTGCTATGTGGTCTACATTTATGCAGCAGTATGGTATTTGTAAGGCTAGAGTTACAGATCCAACTAATCCAGATCCATATCTAAATCAGGTAACATTTGGACAGCGTTTAGTTACTCTTACTGCAACGACACAGGTATGGATAAGGGTTCAGGCTGATGATACTGCTGATGTTTTCTGGGATGGAGTACAGAAAAATACTAGTCCAATAACTGATGGTACTGCTGATACTAATATTGATATTGGTACTGTTGCTGCTGGTACATATAAATTTGGATGGAATCTAACAAATACTGGAACCACAACAGGAGGTATCAATGATAATCCAGGTGGTATAGCATGGCAGTTAAGTAGTGCTAGTGGTGGACTTGGAACTGTGTTCGCAACCTCACAAGATGCTACTGGATCCACTTCACCATTTACACACTGTAATGGTGGAGATGGTGGAGCTGTTGGTGGAGGAGGAGGTTCATGCTCTAACACTCCTATCAGTACCGACCCTGTAGCTACCGCAGGTGATGGAGGAGTTGGTGGAGTACGAATCATGTGGGGACCTGGAAGGTCATACCCTGCAACTCTTACAGTAGATCAAACTCCTGTAGATGGTACTGATCCAGGTACTAGTGATGCATACTCTAATCCTTATGGTAAAAATAAGGTGAATGAGAATGTAAACAATGAAAATGATCAAGCAGTATCATTCTTCATTGATAAAACTTTGTCGGTTACACCATCTGCGGCTGCAATGACTGTAAATGATGGTACACTTACAATGACTGGTGCTGAACAAATAACAGTATCTGCTGGTATTGTTCCACGCACACCTATCCCACTTGTGTTAAAATACTTTAGAGTAAAATATCTTATTAAAGCTTGGTAAATTAAATTATGGCAATTACATCATCTGGTGCATCCAACTACGTTGAGATGGTTACACCTATAGTACCCATGAACTTAATGGGTGAGAGAGGCGAGTTTGATGATTTCATAGGAGTATGGGAGAACTTTGTTCCCTCTGCTTTTTGTAACGATCTTATTAATTTCTTCCACACTTGGCAACAGCAAGCACTCATCACTAATCATGAGAGAGACATGCCTCTTACTGATCCATATGCAGGTGAACAACATGCTATGCCTGGTAACAATCAGTTCAAGACAAGAACATTAGGTCGTAATGATGTTGGATGTATGTTAGACTGCTTAAGTGGTACTCTTTCAGCTCAAGTTAATCAATATTTACAATCTACATTAAACCATTATTGTACAACATATGATTCACTAGGGTCAGTTCCTTTAACGTCTTGGCATGTTAAGATGCAACAGACTCCAGAGGGAGGTGGTTACCATGTATTTCATCATGAGGATGGATCATATAATGAAGCAAACAGAACTGCTACATGGATGATATATCTCAATGAAGATTTTGAAGGTGGTGAGACTGAGTTCTTCTATCAAAAGAGAAGGATTAAACCTACCACAGGTACAGTAGTGATATGGCCTGCTGGTTATACACACACTCATAGAGGTAATTTGGTTCTCAAAGGAACTAAATATATTGTAACAGGCTGGTTCTATCAACAACCCGTATAATAAAAATGTCTACGCTCAATAATAACTCATTAATTATTAGTGGTACTAACCGAGTCATAACTCGTGGTACTACAACCAAAACAATATCAGATATTGATTGGACTACTTACATTGTTCCTATCCTAGATCCTTTATGGAGTACTGATAAGGATAGATTGCAGACATTTAAGTATTTTGATAATCCTGAATCATATACTTGTAATAAGAGTAAGTATGTTCGTAATCATACTACTGGTGAATATTTCTGGAAGGATTATATATTTGATGAACCAAACTTAACAACAGCAAAGGATTTTGTTGATAAGATAAAGGAAGCATTTGATGCTATACTATCAATACAGATAGATGATATAGACAAGAAGTTTGATAGAATAATTGAAAGAGAGAGTGGGTTAAGCTTAACAAGAATAAAAGCATGGAGAGATTTCTTCTTACATACAACTGATTGGACAATGCTTGAAGATGCACCTGTTACTGCTGAAGAGAAAGTACAGTGGAAAACTTATAGAGCAAAGGTTAGAGAATTGCCTGATGCATTCGAGAGTGGTATACATGTGCTAGCTAAGATTAATATTCCTATTGATCCAGCTATCTACAAGAAGCATTTCTTACCTCATAATGCTGGTGTTGCTTACTTAGCAAGTGATGAACAGTTCATTCAATTCCCACCAGATGCATCAAGTACCACTGCTGATATGGATTCTATGGATTATATTATGCATGAGTATGTTAATTTGGCGTTGAAGTTCTCAAGACCTGCACCATATTATAATGTACCATCTATATCACACTTGACTGATCCTGTTGAGATATTAATTGCTCAGATAGAAGAAGATCAGAAAAAACTAGATGACGCTAAAGCTGCTGCAGGTATGTAATATGATTCGTAAAATGATGTGGATGGATCCATCCGTTTGTGATAAATTTCAAGAATATTTTGATAAAGGTGAGTTTATAGACGGTAGTAATACTGGTACTAATAACAGAGAAATAAAGAGAACTCAACAATTAAAGGATGATGATAGTGCTATTGAGTTGTGGGAAGACAATTTATGGAAGTCTTCTTTTATATCAGCTCTCTGTGTGAAGAGAACAACAGGACCAATGTTTGTTAAGTATACTGAGAGTGATGGAGGTCACTATGATTTTCATAATGATCTACCTATTATGAATAGGAATCTAAGATCAGATTATGTGATGATAACAGCAATCAATAGTCCTGATGAATATGAAGGTGGTGATCTTCAGGTTAGATTTGGATCTGAAACATATAGTTATAGACTTAACAAAGGTGAATGTATATTATTTGATCCAAACTTATGGCACAAGGTAACACCTGTGACTAAAGGAGAAAGAAGAGTATGTGTTACATGGTTGCAAACTCTAATACAAGATGTATTCATTCGTGAGTTATTATATGATTTTCAGGATTTAGAATTCTATGCAATCAGTTCTATTGATAAGAATAAATGGATGAATGATATTGAACCTACTACATACTTTAACCAGATAAGATATAAATTAATAAGACAGTACTCATCAACTTATGATGATTAACATAACTCCTATGGACTATAAAGCACTACAAAACACACTCAGCGATTATTCTAAAGCATTAGGATTACCAGTACTATGGTATGATGCTTCAAAGATAAGATTGTTAGAAGCTGCAGGTGATACAACTAAGATTAATACTGTGTGGACATGGTATGAAGGATTCATGTCTGATCCACTGTTATCAGAGTTTAAGAATAGTACTTATGGTACTCTAAGATATACTAGTATAACTACAGCACAGTCAGATGCAGAGGATTGGTTTCCTATAGCTAGTGCCTGTCCTGATGCAGATCATTATGTTTATGCTTGTATCTTTAATGAGTCTGGTTCTCTTGCGTGGGAAAACGTGGGGTAGTATCAATATGATCTGGTGCTAATTGAGTTACCATCCAACTCTTGTGTTGTTGATAGTAACCATGATATTGCATAGATATTGGATAACCTTCTAGTTCACAGTTGAAATAACCGTGTGGTTCTAGCCAAGGTAATTCAGTATCTTTTTTTGCGGTTATATAAGCTTCACCTTGTGATATTTCATATGGTAGATTATATTCTACACATGCAGGTTCAAATGGTTTCCATCTCCATACATTATACATGAGTGTAATTCTAGTCTCATCTATTAAAGATCCAAAGTTTGCTGGTACTCCATGATAGTATGGTATAGACCAATTGATGTGCTTACCTAACTTAGGTGCAGACCAGAATGTCCAGTTATTATCACCAGTAATATGTCCATCTGTATTAGTCCAGTCATTATAATGGTCTATCAATACAGTTGGTTGACCACTATCACATAAGTATGTTACACTAGAGAATGGTGCTGCATGTACTTCATTAGTTTTCTCAAGTTTATCGACATCAACATCTGTATGGAATCTCCAATCACTCTCTATGGTTGTATGTTCTCTTATCCACCACTCAGCACCAACATAGCTATGAAATAGGTTATGCTGTCTTGATGATTTGAATATGAAGCTCTCTATTATATTCTGTGGAGATCTATTGAAATCATACCACCATGTAAGCTTTTGCTCTGGATCAACTGCTAGGATGTTCTTAGCCTCTACTTGCAGATCCTTAGCATTAGAGAGATAACTACTATACGATTCAACTGTCATGATTAATAATCAAATACATCCATTGTTTCCTACTGCTATTTACCAGTGTAGCATAGATGGTAACTGGAATGATTTGTTACACAGTAAGACTGAGTTTCAATTCGATCCAGATTTACCTGGTGATAATACTATTACAGGTGAGACCAGAGATAAATGCTTGTTGCATCATGAGGAAGATCTTAATGACTTCTTCTTTGCTATCTCTAGTCAAATAATTGAGTGTCTTGATGGTGCTGGTATTAGAACTGATAGACTATCACCACATATAATGAAAGCATGGTTCACGATTGTGAATGCTAAGGATAATATGACCATGCATACTCATGCATGTTCTGATCTATCATTCGTATACTATGTACATGTACCACCTCAAGCTACCCTATCATTTTATAATCCATGCAACCCAAACTGTTATAGTGAGGGTATGATGGATCCCAAGGGTCAAGATAGGACATTAGTAAGCAGTCAAAACTTCATAACGTCCAATAATCATACGATTTCAGTTGCAGCAGGTGATCTAGTAGTCTTCCCGTCAAATCTAAATCACTATTTTAAGGGTGATTCAGGGACAGGTACATATATTAGGTCAGTTGCTGGTGATGTTAAACTGGTATTGAACCCAGATCTCACTGATTTCGATACAGGTATGATACACTTTGATCATTGGAGAAGGTTCTAGAAGTGTGCACTTCAACAAACTGGCACACACCCCCTTGTCGGGGTCGGATTCTGATGTATAGTAGGGAAGTCGTTAAGGGAACAACCCTATGAGTATCTTCGATCAACTAGAATCAGCAGAAAATGGCGTTGAGCTATTGGAAGCAATTGACCAGTACATCGTTGACTATGGAGCAAACTAGTTTAAAGAGTAAACTCACTGCTGCTGAGTTGGACTTCTTACTCGATATCCTCATGTCGGTTCGAGATCCTAAGATTGCCCACTCAGCAGCCTCGTATGGGGTAAACACTCGTACAGTCGTAAAAAAACTCGGTGCATTAGCCGATCTCGCTGAAGGAATTCACAATGATTTCAACAATTGATCAAGTATTATTAGATCTAAGCTATTGCTTTAATGTATGTGGTATGAATGATGCCCATGCACATCAGTACTTAGAAACATGTGATGAATATGGAGTGAGTGCTGAATATTTTGATTCTGAGTTTTTAGTGACTGGTGAACCAGAGGTTCATGATCCTGAGCATCTCAGTATCGAAGCATTTAATGCTACTCATGGTATTTACTTTGAGTATGAGTAACTAATCGTTACTACAATCTAAAGACATCATAAAAGATTCACGTATTGTAGCGGTTGTGTCTTAAAATAGAGACAATCAATTTCTAAATAACAAAAAAGGGAGGAGCATGAAGGATCAGAACTCTCTTGGACACTCACCCACATCATATGAAAAGTGGGATAGAGCCAAGGGTATACTTCTTGAGTCATTGTACAAACCTGATCATCATTTAAGATCATGTGCATATAATCAAGAATGTTATGACGAGATTATACAGATTCGTGATCAAATTATTGAACACGTACAAAATTTGAGTAATCCTATTACAGAGTATAGTAAGATCCCTTCACGCTATTGATATGGATGAGATTAATGTTAAACTCACCCATGATGATTTCTATCTTCTACAAAGAATTGTAAGTGAACACAATTCAGATGTAGAAGGCATCATAAAGGCGTTAGATGACGCTGAGATGGACTTATCTTACGATGAGTACGTTAGAGATGTACCTGCTGGTGAAGCAGTGTCTAGGAGCGAATTTGAAACACTTGTGTTATCAGATTCATTTGAACCCCCTGAACCTGTTGCATTGGAGGAAAATGTATGAGTGGCGACTATTTCACGCATGAAGATCAACAACAACCAATTTCCATGTCTTATCATAAGCATGAGAAAGTATCTACAATGGTAGAGCTTACTACATGTGAGATAAGATATTTACTCCACGCTATGTGGGAAGTAGATCCAGTATCATCAGTTAAACTAGCAGGACGTGCTGGTATTGATGATGTTAAGTTGGAACAACATTTAACTAAAGTATACGAAAGATCAATTAGAGAGTAAACTATCATTTTATCATGTATAAGGCGTTACCCAACTGTTTACACATAAAGGATAGCTCTGTCGCTGGACAGGGCTTATTTGCTTTGGAGGATATACCTGATGATGTTTATCTTGGTATATCTCATGTTGTTGTGGATGAAGAGATTATGAGAACACCTCTTGGTGGTTTCGTTAATCATAGTGATGATCCTAACTGCACTAAAGATCTTGAAGAGATGGAGTGGGGTAGAATATATCATATAAGAACTGTTAAACCAATTAAGAAGGGTGAAGAACTCTTCCTCAAATATACATTTTATTCTGTAACATGAAGTCAGACACACTATTGAAAATATATACTGCTGTTACTAGACCTAGAGTGGTCAAGTATGCACCACCTCGTAAGTCACACAATGTAGCATTGTATGGTTAAACTATGGAGGGTATGGAAGTATGCGTTGGGTAGTTTCGCTGATGAGAGAACTAAACGATACGACAATCACATTGTTCTGGTACGTTCTGTTATTTTCTTTTCTTATCTCATCACTAACTGTTTTATTATTGGTGGAGTAATTCGTCACTGGAATCATTTATGAGAAATACTATATTATTTGGTGACTGTCGTGATACACTCAGGACATTACATGGACAGATTACTACAGGCATTGCTGAAAGACCTAGGATGTGTGTTACATCACCACCGTACTATGGCCTAAGAGACTATGGTGGTGAAGATAACCAGATAGGTCAGGAACAATCACCTGAAGAGTTTGTTGAACAATTAGTGGATGTATTCAGTAAGGTACGTGATGTACTGACTGATGATGGTACACTGTGGTTAAACATTGGTGATTCATATTATAATTACAGGAAGGATGGATGTATACCTAAACAGACATTCGCAAACAACAGACAAGACTTACCCAAGACAACACCAAGACGATCCAATAAGCTTGTAGGATATAAAGATAAGGATCTAATTGGTATACCGTGGATGCTTGCATTTGCATTACGTGCTGATGGATGGTATCTAAGACAAGATATAATATGGCACAAACCTAATCCAATGCCTGAGTCAGTCAAGGAT